CTAAAAAAGATACGGCAGCTTTTGTTTTGACCTGGCTAAAAGCGGCCATAACTGCGTTAAAGTCGTCCTGGAACAGGCCAAACGCGTTATGTATTTGCTTTGCCAGGCGATCAGCTGTTGCCCTGGTTACCAGTACGCCGCCGGTACGTTTATAGTATAGCGGCTTCCAGTAGCTACCCGGATCGGTTATTTGCTGGCTGGCGCTTTGCGTGCCAGGGCCGGCAGCGATCCCGCCTGCAATTAACAGGCGTTTAATAGCTGTAAAAGCCAATAGGCCGCCGCCTACCAGTAGAACGTCTGTAGCTGATATTTTGAATTTTTCGGCCATTACTTACGTAGCATAGATAACAGCATACTGATCTGCGTTTGCGGCATAGCTGCCAGCTTTGCTAAATCGTCGGCTGTTACTCCTTTACTAAATAGTGTTTGTATGATCTGTTCCATATCCTGCGTTCCGCTTACGTGCTGAACTTTTGGCGCAGCAAAGCTGCTAACAATATTTCCAAGCATAGCAATTAACATTTGTTGTACTTGTGGTTGTTGTAGCATACCAGCTAAAATACTGCCGGGACTTACTGGCTCCTCTTTTTCTTCTTCCTCTTCCTCGTCAGTTTCCAGTTCGGCTATTCTTTCAGCTCGTAGTGCGCGGATCTCGTTTAGTATCTCGTTATTTATCTGCGCCTGTTGGTTACTTACGCCATAGCCGGCGATCATTCCCAAAGGGGCTTCGTTTAGCACAAAAACTTTGTTAATGGCAGGGGCTAACTTTTCTTTGTCCTTGTCGCTGTATAGACCTAGTACAAAATTGTTATAGTCGTCCGGGGCGATAAACTGCAGCTCTTTTTCGAGCTTTTCGTATCCGTCCTCTTTACTCTTGCCGTCGTAAGCGCCTGTAATATTTTTAGCCATTACAGAAAATCTAAATATTTTCCAGGCAGCCTGCGGCTGCTCGTTGTACCAATTTAGAACTGCGCTTGCGCTTCGTAGTTGTGCCGTACTTGCCATAGATTAGATATAATAAACGCCAAATACAAAACTGATATTTGTAGTATTTGCTGGAGCTGATGCGATCGTAACGTAGCTCTTATCCCAGGTTATCTTTTGTCCGCTAAATTCTGGCAAGCTACGAACGAAAGGCGCTGCGGCCCCGGTTGTTGCCTGTGTGCGAATTAAGCTAATTAAAGGGATACGAAACAAATCTTGACGCTCGTTTGAATACAGTACCAGGTAGCTTTTTTGTAAAATAGCTGCGGACGGTAGCGCCACGTTGTTAGGCGAAACGGTCAGCGTATCTACTGCGAAAGTTTCCAGTGCCATTAGGGCTGTATAGCGCAGTTTTGGTAAGTCAGGGAACGACCACTGCGTTTGCGTTTGTCCTGTTACTGCTACTCCAGGTACTAGTAGTTCGACTAGTTCGTACTTTGCGGCTTTAAATGCCATTTTGATAAATTTTACTTTTTTAAAATAAGGGCCGGCCGAAGCCGGCCCTTTGAGTTATTACGCGAAACGAAAATTAACGTACAGGCGTAACGTTCTGTGCCAAATGTCCACGCATAATGATAACAGCGCGGCTATTAGCTTGTACGGCGGCCATAGCTTGTTGAAGCTGTACCTGCAGTACATTTTGTTTTGATCCTACCAGTACCCAGGCTGGTTCTACTGGATAAAAACCACTTGAGCTACCGTCGTTTTGATCGACGTAGTTAATGCCTGATCCTGTGTAGTCAGCGTCCAGCGTTTCTTGCTGCTGCGGCACGTAGTAATGACGATACAGGTCGTAAGCGGGTACAATTTGACGGTTATTTACAGTCAAAGACAGTGAACTGTTATACCAGCTCAAAAGGGCTGCAGCTGCGTTAGCTGTTGTAAAGTTTGCTGTATTTGGATAAGTAAACAGCTTAAAATTGGTAGCTGTAGTGCTAGCGGGCGCGCAGAAAAACAGGCCAATCGAGCTACACACGAAGGCGTCCTGGAGATTAAGCCTGGATTCGGTGTTAAAGCTAGTGGTGTTTGAGCTGCTAACGTCGTTAGTCAGTACAGGGAATTGATAGCTCGTAATGGTAGTAGATAAACCTACTTCCAAACGAAGATACGACTGTGATAATACAGCCTGTCCGAGCGAAAAACCAGCGCGGTTGATCGCTTCTTTTGCCTTTTCAAAGGCTAGGCGGGTGCCAACGGTTGATGCCATTTTTTTAGTTGCCCTGTTCGATATTGCCCAGGGCCGGGCTTTTTGTTTTTAAATAAAGGTGAATACAGGTAATCTCTTTAGTACATTTCGTCCTCTTCCATTCCAGCAAGTACTGAAAGATCATCGCCAGCCATTACGTCGTCGCTACCAGCGATAACGCTAATGTTGTCGGGGATCTCGCCCACTGTTACAGGAAAAGTCATCGTGTCGTCCATAGCGCCCAGGGCAGGGATCAATTCACCTACCAGGCCAGCGCCACCGGCTGCGATCATACCGTTACCGATAGCTTTACCCAGTTCTCCTTTAAGGATCATCGGGAACGCCAGACCGATACCGACTACTGCTGCGTTTTTAATACGCTCGTCGCCTACAGGGATAAACCCGGCGACCTTTTTACCAATTACAGCTCCAGCGATAATACCCAGGGCTGCTTGAATGTTGGCCTTGCCAACGGCTCCCATACGACGGCGTGAGGTGCGTCTTTTGGTGCTTTTTCTACGTCTTGCCATTGTTTTTTTTTATATGTGTTTGTTACGTCCTAATTTACCACAGCAGCTTATCTCAAAATACCATTTTCAGCAAACGAATAATATCCATCTAATGTAATAATAATGTGATCTAATACTTTCATATTATGAAAGTTAGCCACCTTTACTATTTCTCTAGTAATACCCTTATCTGCGTCCGACGGTGTTAGCGATCCGCTAGGGTGATTATGTGCTAAAATAATACCTACAGCTCCCAATTTTAAGGCGGCAGCCATTAAAAGACGATAATCCATTACTGTAGCAGTATAGCCACCCTGGCCAAATTGATATACGCCTAATACGTTTCCGTTATTATTTACAAAAATAGCCACTGCAAATTCCTGTGTTTGTACTTTTGATCTAGATATAAATTTTTTCAAAATATCTACGCTAGATGAAGCACTAGTAATTTTTGCGCTAGCTACTTTTTTACCTCTTGTTATTCTTACTTTAACCTCTGGCGCTAATTCTTTTAACGCTGTAACCGATCCAATTTTACCTACAATAATTTCCGGCTGTTCAGCATATCCGCTTAATCTTTCATAATGTACGGTAGTATATTTTCCCTTTCTTCCAGTACCTAAATAACCAAAAATTCTTTTTTCTTTATTTTTTATAGTTTTTTTTGTTCCACTTAATACACGAATATTTACATTATGACTTTTAGTATCTGTATGCATTTCAGTACCAGCTCTTTTTTTAGCTTTTACTTTTGTTGCAGTTTTCTTTTTTACAGCTCCTACTACAGATCGCTTTTTATCGTAGCTAATCGCCCAGGCTTGCTTTACAGCTTGCGCCTGCGTCAGCTTCGGGTTTTTCTTGCGCAGCTTGCTGGCTTCTTTTACTATGGCCTTAAACTTGGCTCTGGCAGCTTTTTGTTTTGCAGTCATTTTATTTCTTTCTAGTTACAAAATACAGAACGGCAGCGCCGCCGATCAGTAAGGGTAAAAAATTAGGTTTTTTGGTCGCAGTAGTTGGCGCTGGTGCCATTTCAGTTATTGGCTCCATTTCGCTAGGCTGTTCAAAAACTTGATCTGCTATGTCTATGTTCACTGCTTCGCTAGCTGCTTTAGGCTCCAGTGCCTTTTTGGCCAGCTCTTGCGCCCTTTTATTTAGTGCGTCTTTGCCTACCTGTACCAGCTCGTCAGGCTCTATGCCTATTTTTTTAAGAAAGTCGGCTACCTTAATTAGCAAAGGTGCTGCGGTTGCTGCGGCTGCTGCCGGAGCTGCAGGCGCTACGCCGATACCGACGCCAAAAATTCTTTTTTTCTTTGATCCGGCTTCCCAGGCTTTTTTTAGGGCATTGATCTGGCCGCCGGCGCTTTCCCAAAAGTTTTGCAGCTCGCTAGGCGTTTTTTGCCAGGCAGCGGCTAGCTTAGTGGCTAGTCCGGCAAAATTCAATTTAACAAGTAACAAAAACGAATTTCGTACCGGGGCTGCCGCTACTTTCAAAACTACCTTAGCGCCTTTTTTAAGTACCTGGCCTGTTGTCCGGCCTGCAGCTTTGCGGGCAGCCTTGACTGTCGCCTGGGCTGCTTGTTTCGCCGCTTTTGTCGGCGCCGCTTTCTTTGCTGCTTTGGCAGCCTTTAGGTCTGCCTTTTGTTGCGCTGTCGCGCCAATTCCTGATATTTTGTATAGTGCCATTTTTTTATCGGTTGCGTATGTATAAGGTTTTTTATAGTCAAAGTCGCCTACTACTGGATCGATCCAAATTTCGTTACTCGTGCCAGGGTTTACCACTACAAAAACGTGCTGCGGCTGCTTATCAAAAATTTTGTAGCTCGCAAAACGGTAGGCAAACGGTATTCCCAAATTTTGCAAAACGCCGCCAGCAAACAGGCTATAGTGTTTACAGTCGCCGTACCCGGTAGCCAGTATCGCTGCAGGGCTTTTTACCGTCTGCTTTGTACCTGGCTCAATAACGTAGCGTACATTCTTTTTAAGAAAATTAAAAATCTTGCGCGCTGTTTCTCGTTTTGATCCTGCGTTAAAAAAAGAACTTATTTTACTGTAGTCGCCAGCGTGTCTGCGGTGCGCTTCCAGTATAGCGTCAATAATGTCGCCGGTGCTTTGATCTGCCGACAGCATTTCGCGCCTGTTTTGAAACGGCCCAAGCCTACCCATTAAAGTACTTGCGTCCATTCCTTAGATCATTTTACTTTCACTAACAGGCACTACCAGGCCGTCCACATTGGCCGTACCGGTAAAACTTACGCTGGTAGATCCTACAGGCCTAGTCAGTAGCTCGCGCACCGTTTCAAATACTCCTAAAGCGCTAGGCCGGGCCTGCAGCTTCAAAATACTTTCGCTGTTAGCAGCTACGCGCTGATCGCCAAACGCCGATACATTGGCTACAGCTGATCCCTGTACGTTTATAGTTCCAGTAATTGACTTTACGATTATTGCCTGGTTAGTTGGATTGGCTACTGCAAGATCCACGTTAAATACCGGGGCAAATAAGGTGCCGCCAGGACGAAGCCCGCGAAGCGTAAAAACGGCTTTTTTGCCGAAGCGATAACGTGATAAGAAAAACAGTGCAGCTGCGCCGCCTACCAGTAGTAAGATATTCCGCATTTACATTGTGCTGCGGCCTTTTAGATCCTTTGTCGTTTGTCGTTACCGAAAATAAAACTGAAAAACCGAAAAAAAAAATCTATTTCAAATTTTGTCCAGTTTTGTAACTTTTCGCCCAGCCCGCGTGCGGCTTTGTAGGGCCGCTAACGCGGTCTGTGGCGAATTTAGTGAAAAAAATTGATATTAACTGAAAATTTAAGGCTAAAAATATACACATTGTTACCTGTATTCACCTTCATTTAATTAAAGTAACAGTACAGCAAGGGTAAAAAGTAAGGCCCGACGTAGAAACGCCGGGCCTTTTCCTAAACCAACCCTGTCTGCTTATGTAGATCGAATTTACTTACTTTTTCTCAAAATCGCGTATAAGCCACGTACGGCCCTCAAATTTCGCGCTTTCCTTGTCGTACCAGTTTATGTACCAAGCGCCCGAACTGGCGCAAAATTGGCCAAATTTGAGCCTATTAGTGATATTTCGGTATTTCCGGGGCCTTTTGGTGCCTGGCTTAAAAAAAACTATTGCAGTTTCCAGCTTTTTGTTCATTTTGTACTATTTTAGCAGTGAATACAGGTGACTCGCGGCAAGTTCCGTAGTCGTTTGTCCGCGCCGGTCGAGTTTACTCCCGGCGCTTTTTTTTTAGAATGGTAGATCGTCTAAAATTACGCTATCAATGTTTTGCTGGCTGTTTTGTGGCTGCATTGGCATTGTAGCCTGGCCAGCTGTAGCGTTTAGATCCTGCGGCTGTTGTTCTGTAAATAGGACGCGCAAATAATTAGTACCGGCCTTGCTCTTGTTTACCCAGCCACTCATTCGATACTGCTTTCCGTCAATAGTTGCTGTACCGTTGTAGTCGGGCTGCGTAGGCTTTTCCTTTCTGTTTTTGTACAGGCTGCCGCTGTTGTTTTTCTGTTCCATAGTTATTGCTGTTCAGCTACCCCTGTTCCCGGGTTATTTTTTAGGCTTTTTTGTTGGTATTGGTGCGATCTGTTCAATGTAGGGTACCTGGCTCCAGCGGCCGTCAAAGTTCATTATCGCGACCGGCTCGAAGTCGCCGTCGCTACGTAGATATTTTGATTTTAGTACGAACTGGCCGGCGTCTTTGTTTTTTTCGACTATCATTGTGGATTGGCTCCAGCGATCGGTATTGCTGCCCAGGTGGCCCAGCGTTTCGCCCTGACCTTTACCCAGGTGCAAAACTCCCATAAGCAAAATATCGTACTGCTTTGTGATCCTTTTTAGCCAGTTAGTAACTAGCCTAGTTTCTTTAGGATCGTTGTAGTCCAGGCAAAGATCGAGCAAGCCGTCAACGATAAGACAGCTGCAGTCCTTGTTATCAATTAAATACTGTTCGATCATTGCGCGTATTTTGGCTGGCATATCCTCGCGCATTGAATAAGCGTCAAAATGATCGGGCAGGCTCTTTTTTTCGGCTAGGCTAATTATTTTATCCATTTGCCTGTAAAAGTCAAAGCTGCTCATTTCGGTATCAAAATAGCCTATCCGGGGCCGGTCATAAGGTAGCTGCAGTTTCATACCCCATACCGACTGAAAAGTAGGTACTAGGGCCGACGCTGCAGCTGCACCAACGAATGTACTTTTGCTGGCTTTTGGCAGGCCGCTAAAAACAATATAGGACTGCAGGCAGCCCACTACTTTACCCTGAATAGTAAATATAGGGGCTTGCGCTGGCGGCCTATTGGCAGCGTCGTATCGCCTGCTCTTTAATAGTTCAGTAATTTCCCGGACGTCGTTTGCCATTTAGTTAGTAGTTCCAGTAGCTAGAAAGCCATAGCATAAATAGGGTAATGATCAGTAGCCAAAATTTAGGGCTATTCAATGATCTGTAAAGTGTTTTCATTAGGCTTTTCGTTTAATTGTTCAAGTAAATTTTTTGCAGTAATGATCGCGGCCTGGATAGGGGTAACCGGCTGTCCTTTGTCTGCCAGTGGGTGCTTTTTACCTAGCTCCAAATACGTAGGTAGTAGCTGGATAGCAAAATACTCTAGTTTACTCATTCCAGGGATAGGGGCGACAAAGCGGCCTAGGTTGTCTTGCGCTACTTGCGGCGGGAACGCCGGATGATTGAAGTTTTCCATCTGTTTAGGTTTTTTTTGAAGTAATAAATAAAAAAAGATAATTCAATAGTTAGATAGGCCAGGCAAAATACTGGCAGGCATACTAGAATTAAAAAAAATAATTCCAGTAAAAATTTAGCCAATTTCATCGGGGATTGAATTGACGTTTACAATAACGCGCTGATAATAGTCAATACTATCGCCAATAAGTACGCGCAGCTCCATAGCCAGATTAAAGGGGATCAGCGATTGATCTACTACAGCGCGGCTCCCGCAGCTGTAAGTAAATTCGATTCGTACCCTGGCTTCGTCTAGGTGCTTGCCTAAAAATTGTAATGTCTTAATTTTTTGATCTAGTTCGCGCAGGTAAGCCTGGCGATCAGTAAGAATGGCCATAGTTCCGTTAATTTAGGTTAGTAAAGTCGTTTGTCGATACAAATCTATAGAAGAAAATACCATACAAACAAAAAAAAATCTTGCCTGTAGCTGGCAAGATTATTAAATAAGCTGAATTTCAGTTAATTAAGATAAAAATAATTCGCTTTCCGCTTTTCTGCGTTTTGTTAGGCCTGGTATTACTTTGCCGCCTGCTCTATTCCAGCGTAAAAATTGGGCTGCTACTGCCGCCTTATCAGCGCCACTATTTAATAATCGGAGTAACGTAGATCGTGCAAAGGCGCCTGTTCCGATATTAAATACCAGGCTAGCCAGTGCCAGCTGTTGGTTAGTATTGATCGGCACTTTTACTAGGCGCTTTACGTCTGCTTCTACTGCAGCTGTAGTGATCCGTAGCCAGTCCAGGGCTTCTTTCTTTGTGATCTTGTCGCCTTGCTTAACTGGTAGGCCTGTATAAGGGTTGCGCGTATTGCCGTATCCGATTGTCCAAATACCGGCGCTGTCCTGGTAGGCTTTTAGCTCTAGGCCCTCAAATTGTGCTATAACTTTCGCTGCGCTCACTTTAGTTGTAAGTAAGATTAGGCCCACTATTGCCAGGGCAATAATATAGTTTTTTGTCCCTTTCATTCATTACAGCCCTGTTTTGTCAAAATCTTTGGCCGAAGCAAGGCCCAGGCCAGCTCCAATAGTTGTGATCCCGGTAACCAGGTCGCCTTTTAAAATGGCTGCCAAGCCGCCGATAATAGTAGCAAAGCCGAAAAATGTCGTTTTCCAGTTTTTTATTAGCTTTTTCATTATTCTTTTATTAAATGTTCGAGCAAAATATCCAATTTAGTTTCGAGCCTGGTTAGCCGCTGGTCGTGATCGTCATTTTTAGCAATCTTATCTTCTAGCGACTTAACGCGCTGGTTAAGTACGGCCCAGGACGCGACAAAGCCACAAAGGCTACTAATTGCTATCGTTACTAACTGTAGATCCACTTTCATTTAGTTTTTTACTTTCTTCTGCTATTTGGTTGTTAATCTCGCGCAGCTTATTTTCTAAAAAAGTAATGTTAGCGATTAGATCGTAAGCTGTTGCTTTCAGTTCGTGTAGGTTTGTCATTTTTTTAAGCTATTAGCGTTAAATTAAGTTGTTCGCAAATATACTCATAAGCGGCTAAATTAACGTCGGCTGACTGGCCCCACTGATCGTATGCAGCGCCGTTTATTGTCGTGTTGCCGCTTTGTACAATAGTTTTTATCGTTTCCGTTTCGGTTTGTATGTCTTGACCTATTACGTTGCCATTTTCATCGTAAATATCGCGAGTAACGGTATTTGTAACGATAGTAACAAGGCTAATTTGCCAAAAAAACTGCGCATAGTCATTTAGATTATCATTTACTATTGAAGCGTCTAAATAGTTTGCGCTTACTTGCTGTCCGTTTTGCCATATAGTTACTGGCTGTATTGAATAACCCATATTAGTATAAAAATAAAGTAAAAGGGAACGTGTTTTGAGCTAAAGAACTCATTGCATAACTAGCACTTATAGAACTTTGTCCAGTTATATCGCAAGTCATTTTAGCACTATTTGTAAAATCATATGAAGAATTACTGATACTTGTTGAATGGCCGATAGTCGGTGCCGTTGTTTGTGCGCTATAATTGTATAGCATACCAATAAAATACATACCAGCAGCCGCTACGTATGTACTGCTAAATGCTTTTGTTTGCCAAGTATTTGCCGTGCCTTTCCATATATTACCGTCATTTGTGCTACTTGCTACCAGTGTTATTGTACCACCACTATAAGAAAATAACGCAACTCCATTGTAATTATCGGCAGTATAGTTTCCTTGTATACCTTGAAAAAATTTAACTCCTGAAATAGTGGCACCAACTGGTAAATAATAACCAACTACATACAAAGTATTATCAAATAAAGCCTTATTAGAATTTAATAAATTAGATAAATTC